CGCTGAGATAGTCGTCAAGGAGAAGAAGGAGAAGCCCAGGCGGCCCAGAGCGGCGAAGCCTGAAGCTGCCAAGGAGCGCCGAAAGAAGCGTGGCGCTCAGCTCTCGCGACAAGCAAAAGCGTTGCGGGAGGGCAAGACTGGTGGACTTACGAGCGCTCAGATAGCTGAGCTCGGCACCATCATACGCGGCAAAGGTGACTATGGCCTCGAAAGCTTAGGCACCGATGCGGGGAAATGGCTTGGGTCAAAGGTTGGCGGCTTTTTCAAGCGCATCTTTGGTTCTGGTGACTACGTTGTCGACTCGCCAGCTGCGGGCGATGTTAAGTCCAACAGCATGCTAAAGGCGTCAGATTCGGTTCCGTCTTTCGGCACTAATGCTGGTCAAACTCGCATTGCTTTCAGCGAGTTTGCTTTCAATCTTGACATGACTGCCAGCGCTAGAATACGCAGTTACAAACTGTCACCAACAAACTCCTTGCTTTTCCCTTGGCTGTCGCAAATAGCGCCCAATTACGCACAGTATGCCTTTAGTGGATGCGTGCTTGTCTTCAAATCGTTGTCCAGCGACACGGCTGTTGCCCCTACTCAGGGCTTAGGCAGCGTGTCGTGTTCGATGCGATATGACGTTGACGCCCCCGCGCCAGTCAACAAGAGTCAGATCCTCAACAACCTCTTTGCTAGCTCCACTAAACCGAGCCGCAATATGATGGTTCCTGTTGAGTGTGCTAGAAAGCAGACGCCTGTCTGGCCACTCACTGTTGACCAACCTGGTTCTGCGTCTGACGAGAGGAAGTTCACCGACATGTGCATAGTCGACATCCTCACTGAGGGAGCTGCTAACGACTATGAGGACGCCATGGAAGTCTGGATCACTTATGAGGTCGACTTCTGGAAGCCACGTGAAGGCTTGGGCAGCCAGGGTGGGCTCTGCTACTATGACTTGGCCTGCACAGACGTCACGAAGCCACTCATTCCAAAAGCTGATACCGGCACTCTTAAACAGCCCAGAGTCAACACCCTTGGAGGACTCATCGACCCTGTCACTCAGAACACCATTTATTTCCCGACTAGTCTTAGCACGCAGTCGACTTACTTTGTGATGTTCATTGCGTATGGAGCACAGACTTCCAACATTTCCAACGTTACTACAACGTTTGGTGGAGGGATGTCGCTCACCAACGCCATGGCAGATCAGGCTGTCTCTCAGGCTTCCATCCCCTACAATACTGGCAACACAGGGTGTAGGAGCACTACTTATGTTGGGTTCTACACTTATGATGGCACTGGGACCATTGCGGTTCCCCCCTTCATCACCTTTGGCACTGTTACTGCCTTTCCAGGCACATTGGTTGGGGGCAACCTTATGATACAACAGGTTAGCCCCCTTGTCAGTTCTGGAATCACCACTGCTCCTATCATTGAGTACCCTAGGAGTGACTTCTTCAAGCATTTGTGTTCCCTAGTTGCAGGCAAGGCGTCGAAGACCTTGCCGCCAGCTGGAGGGCGCATAGTTGATTGGGTCGAATACTTCAAGAAACGCGACGTTTTCTATGTCACGGGCAAGCCTGTGCCTAAGTCGCGAGCAGTGTTCGACACGACTCTTGTTGAGGCCATGACTATAGTCAGCCAGTACGTCTTTTCGATAGTTGACAGCCAACCTGCTGAGCAGCGTGAAGAGAAGCACAGTGTCGACTACTGTGAGCATGTGTATTCTAGTGAAGGCCTGTGTACAAACTGTGGGGCTGACGAGGATTGGGATGATGACGGCGTTGGCCACATCATGTCAAAGCACGCCGGCTTCACACCTAAGGTGCCTTACCGCAGGAGTGTTGATGGCAAGATCACAGTCGGAGAGGCAGGGTCATCCAATCACGCAGGTGATGGACCGGGTGACATGCCAAAGGAACTCAGAGCCAAAATCCAGCTTGCCAATGCTGCCTTGGACAAACTGCGGACCAAGTTGCAAGAGCTTACGCGTGCTGAAGGCAAGTACGCCGCCCAATATGTAGTGCCTGAAGATTACGCTGCATACCTTGGGCCCCTTGAGGTTTCGCTTATTGCTGCAGAAGCTAGCTACACTGAGCTTATTGATGTTGCCAGGCCTCATGTTGCCCCCAGCATCTGTGTCGAAATGGGGTGCTTTAGCCCACCCAGAGTGGAGGGCAAATGGCATTGCAGCGTGCACGATCCTGGCAGAAAAGATCCAGGCGATGGCAAACTTGCTGTCGGGTCTGTTGGTGCCGGGTCGCATGCCGGTGATGGACCTTCCGTTGTTGAGTGCTCAGCTTCTATATGCGGCCGGCCCACCCACTATCATCCCGTCGTGGAGGGTAGGCGTGGTGGGCCGGCCGCACAACCTGGGGCTCAGCAGCGAGCCGCACAGAAAGCTGCAAAGAAGGGACATGTCAAGTGGGGGCTTTGCCGCACCAAAGATGTGGTAAACACCATGGCGACGTGCCCCAGACCGCAGGAGCCCCACGGCCACTGCGAAGAAAAGACCCCACAAGACAAGGGGCTCACAAGTGCTGAACGCATCCGGCTCGCTCGCATAGAAGAAGACGAGAGCGGTGAGGTTCTAGATGACGAGGCGGCTCTTTTAGAAGAGAAGGCAGCTGAGGGAAAGCGAGGGCTTAGCGTTTTACCACCCAAAGGTGAGCGCCCCCGTGTTGATCCCGAAACTGCCGCCACTGCCATCATCAGGAAAATCCCCGCAGCAGTCTTTGCGGCAGCTAGACGCATGCACCCTGAGCTCTCCGCCTCCCAAATTGTTGCCATTATGGGAGACGCAAAATCAGGACTCCCGCAAGCTATCAAGTTGGTTGAAGCCAGGAACGCCAAGGCTGACCAGGCGGCAGTGAAGAGGCATGCCGTTGATCGTGTCTTTCTTGAGCTGTATGGAGCTTGCCCCGAGGCTAAGATAGCTGTTGAAGTTGCTGCGGAAGCCAAAGCGCCTGCTGCCGCGCTAGTCCCCGTTGCTCCCGTTGCTGTCGCGCATGCCCCAGTCGCGGTTCCAGCTGCAGTCGCAGCTGTGGCTGTGGCTGCCCCAGTTGCACATGCAGCGCCTGCCGTGGCTATGCCTGTCCTGCACGGTCTTCCCGTTGCCATTCCAGTGGCACATCCAGTGCCTGTTGCCGCTCCAGCACCCCCACCCCCACCTCCACCTCCACCGGCTGCTGAACTGGCAGCCGTTGCACCAGTGCCGGCCCTAGCGGTGGCTGCTGATGAGGATGAGAAGAAGCTCGCTGATGCTAGGGACGACCTGTACAATAAGGCCGTCACTATGTTGCTCTACAAGGACCCGACCAGCCCAGACGTTAGGAATGTCACCATCAGGGCAATGACTCAGATCATTAGGAAAGATTCTGTGTGGAAGTTCCTACCCCGTGGATCTGACATATCTACCATGGTGGTGGGTCTGTATAACAGAGCCGCCAGAGAGACTATGCGGGCTAGAGTTGCTGCGGCCGAAGTCACGCAAGACAGGATCATTGAGGACGACCTTGCCACCAGACTCAAGCAGCGGGCAGCATATGAGATTACCAGGCTGGTCAAAATGAAAGACGAATGGAGCATGCCCGACAACACCAGAATCCTACTTAGGGAGACTGACCAATATACTAGGCCAGTCTTCCCAGGCGGAGAAGGTTGGAGTTGGGCTAAGCTCGCTTTCATCGGCCTCATCGTTCCTGCGCTCATATCGCTCGCCGCTATTATGAATGGCATGAGCCCCTCTTTGCAAGCTGCTTGGGCGAAAGGCTTGTTCCAGAAGGCGCGCCTTGCTTTGCGAGGAGTTGGGCCTCTCGAATTTATCAGGGATGAGACCATACCTGGCTACTTTCGAGCTTGCGTATACTCCCCCATTTTTGAGGAGTATGTCAAGCGGCTGGTTGCGAGGAGCGTTGGAGCAACGCCTGGTAGTGTCGGCCTTGTGTTTGGGCTTCTCGAGGGTGCATCGTATGGCGACCCCTACGACAAGCTCTTTATGCGGTGCGGCCTACATTGGGCATTCGGTGCCATCGGCTTTAAGAAAGCCGTTGCCGCCCACTCTTTATGGAATTGGAACAGCGTCTCGTTGATGCACTCCGCCGCGCAGATAGTATGCAGCAGCAATGTTCTTGCAAGTGCTGCAGCTGCTATAGCTGGCGTAGCCAAGCTCATAAAGAGCCCAGGGCCTCTCCCTATAGAGTTTGGGACCAGGGTTGTCGCTGACGTCTGCCTGAAAGACTACCCCATCAAGACTGCTACTACGCAGGACGGGTTTAAGGTCAAGTACGGTGACCCGGTTTGCAAACCTGGCTTTGGGACTGTAGGCTATTTTGGCATTGACGGAGCTGTGGGCACAGTTTTCCGGCCCTGCAGCTGCAATGAGGTTGTTTCAATCTGTGGCAGGGTTGGCAAGAAGCTCCCTGCACATTCCGACCCTGCGAGAACCGCACAAATAAAGGCGAACTGGGTTGCGATCACTGTCCAGACCGTTAGGCTGTTTGCGACATTGGGAGTTGGATTTCAGTACACTCCTATGCCGTACGCCGAGTGGTGTGCTAGCTTCGAGCCGGCGCGTAGAGACATGCTACTTGCCATTGCCGAGAACAGGACTGACATGCCTGCGCTTGCTGCTAAATCATTTATCAAGCGGGAGATTTGCATTAAATTCCTGCACGACATGGTTTACAAAGATCCGAGATTCATACAAGGCTGCCCGCCTGAACTTAGTGCTATTGTAGGACCTTATCTTAGGAAATGGGTCAAGCAGTTCAAGCGGTGTATCGAACCCGATGAGGGCGCTGAGTCTATTGACCCAGGACGCCAAGTCTACTATACCTGTGGCATGAGCGCCCAGCAGGTTGGTAAAGCCTACCGAGAGTGCATCTCACAGATTGAGAGCATGCTCGGCCCCGGGGAACGCATTGTCTTCCTTGAAGACGACCAGTCAAGGTTTGATTTACACCTCCTAGCTGGTCCGTTCCACTTCCTGAACAAGCTCTACAGGAAGTTTTTGCCTCGCAGAGTTGCCTCACTGTTGAAGAGGGGCAAGAGCGTGGGCATGAGCAATTTGGGAACTAGGTATTCGATCCCCTATACCATGCAGTCCGGTTGGCCCGATACTTCTATCGGGGACACAGCCGTCAATGCAGCAATGAAGTACCATATCCACGGCGTGGGACGCAAGTGGCTTTCAATCATCTGTGGTGATGATAGTGTAACTATCACCACCGACAGAGAGTTAGAGCGACTTGGCGGCCTAGACAGTATCGTAAAGATGTATGCAGACTTTGGAATGGAGGTTGAAGCTAAGATAAGCCACGACCCCCTTGAAGTAGAGTTCTGCAGTGGGAGGTTTCAGCCTGTTGGCGACTCCTACGTCTTGATGCCTAGGGTAGGGAAGATGCTTGCTAAGATCTGCTGGGATGATAAGGATAGAAAGCCTAGTAAGAGGGTGGAGTGGCTGCGGGGAGTTGCAAACGTCATGCTTGAGTATGGGAAAATAGACCCTCTCATGCGTGCACTTGGCGAAATGCTCTTCAAGCAGCTTGGTGTTGGGATCGCCGACTATGATAGAAGCCAGTACAAATACTATGTGACGGGTGCTACCGTTGCTCCATCGCGCTTCGATTTGGCCGTGTATTACCAACACCACTACTCTCTCTCCCTTCATGATGTCGATCAGCTTGCCGACATCATTCGAAATTCGCGCATCGGGTGTTTTCTCACCGATGCGCGACTGCAAGCGATGGCCGAGCACGACGCGTGAACCACACGCGCCGCGCAACGCCGTCAACGGGCATGGGCGCAAGCGGGGCCTTAGGAACCCCCCCGAACCACACTAGACCCGGAGAGTTTAACTCCGCTACCAAACTCCCGTGGAGGGCTATATCCACGGGCGAACACTAG